CGAAAATCCCGCTCGGCATCTTTCGCCGGCTATCGAATGGCGGCAAGGAACCGGCGACCGACCATCCGCTGCACAAGTTGCTGCGCGATCCGAACAACTGGCAGACCGCCTTCGAATTCAAAGAGATGCTTCAGGCATCCCTGGTGTTGCGCGGCAACGCCTACGCCGTCGCCGTTCGAAACGGCCGCGGCGTCCCGCTCTACCTGGTGCCGATCCACCCAGACCGTGTCGGTCTGTTCGAAGCTCCGTCCGGTGAATATTTCTACGCCGTCACGCGCAACGGTCTGCACGAGATGGCGATGCTGCGCGACCAGCCGCTACTGATCCCGTCCGAGGACATGCTGCACATCCGGTGGTTGCCGATGTGGAACTCACTCCTCGGCACATCGCGGCTGGCCCTGATCCGGGAATCGGTCGGTCTGTCGATCGGGCTCGAGGAACATGAGGCCCGCTTCGTCGGCCAAGGCGCTCGCACCGGCGGCGTCCTGTCGACTGAGCAGAAGTTCGGCAGCAAGGAATCCCGCGATCAGCTGCGGGACGAGTGGAACAAGCTACAGGCCGGCCCTAGAAATTCCGGCGCCACCGCCGTGCTGGAGCAAGGCCTGAAATGGTTGCCGCTCGGGCTGTCGATGGTGGACAGCCAGTTCATTGAATCGCGCAACTTCCAGATCCGCGACATTGCCCGCGCCTTCGACGTGCCGCCCTACAAACTCGCCATCGAAGGCGAGAGCGAAGGGCCTGCGATGGTGCAGCAGGCGCAGGGCTATCTGAATGGTCCGATCACCAGCTACTGCGCGCGCTGGACGACGAAGCTGGAGAAGTTCTTCCAGGTCGATGGCGTCGATACGTTCGTCGAATTCGATTTCGGCCACTTCATGAAGGCGGACATCATGTCCCGCTACACGGCGTATCGCCAAGGCGTCGGCGCCCCATGGATGTCGGTGAACGATGCGCGTCGGGCCGAGGGCATGTCCGCCGATCCAAACGGAGACACGGTCTTGCAGCCCGCCAACATGGCGCCGCTCGGATGGGTGCCCCCGGACAAGGGCGAAACCAGCGCGCAAGGCAGCGATCAGACCGGCGCCCCGGCGCCAGGCGGCGACGGTGATGCGCTCCGCGACCCGGCGGAAGACGAAGCCCCAGGAGCCTGATCCCAGGAGGGAACCATGAGCGACAACCCCAACAATCCGGCCGCCGTCAGCGATCACGAGGCGCTCGACTATGCCGCTCGCCTGAAGGCCGACGAGGCTGCGCGCGCTGATCTGCCGCAGGACACCGGCGAGGCGCAGACGGTCGCCATCGAAACCGCGATGCGCGAGGACGCCGAGAAGCTGGAGGCGGACGAAGCCGCTCGGGCAGCCCTTCCTGCCGGTGCCGATACCACCGCAGCCGACGCGACTGTCGCGGCCGATCGGACGAAGCTCGACCAGGATCAGGCGACGGCCGAGCTGGAACCCGGAGCCACCGAGGTCGTGACCACACTCACCGAGCCTGGGACCGCACTCCACGTCGACGATGTGCGCGCCTTCCAGACCGTGTTGGTGGATGGTGCGCCGGTGCCGGTGGACGCGACGCACACGCTGGGGCTGTTCGTTGACGGCATCCCCTACGTTTGCTCCGGTGTCACGATCGACGCGCCGAACGTCAGCCGCTCCGCTCCGGACGGCATCAGCGGCACCTTGACCCTGACCGCGCCAGTGAAGGTGCGAGATGGGACCGCCGGCAATCCCGTGCTGACCGCGCACGGCCACGAGCCGAGCGAACACGACCTGCACCGCGTCACGGTCCGAGCGCGGTTCGACAACATCCGCGCCGCACTCGTCCATGGCGAGAACGGCGACCACCGCTCGCTTGCCGCTGCGGTCCGGTCGCTGGTCGATCTCCTCGACGAGCATCTGTGACGGACTGATCCATGTCCTCGTTGATCAGCGTCGCCGACTTCCGCAAGGCGGCGCGCGAGAAGCGCAAGCCCGAGGGCGGTGTGTATCGCCTGTCGACGCTGCCATCCGAGGCGGTCGAGGGCTCTGACCGGCGCCGCCGATTCTGCTTCAGCGATGGCTCGGTCGACAGGATGGGCGACACGATCGACCCCGAAGGCTGGGACATCACGGATTACGCCGCGAACCCTGTGGCGCTCTGGGCTCACAACAGCATGCAGCCCCCGATCGGCCGGTCCTACGAGGTTGCGGTCAAGGGCGCCCGGCTGATGGGCGACATCGAGTTCATCGGCCCGGAAATCTATCCGTTTGCCGAAACAATCTTCCAGATGGTGGCCAACGGCTTCCTGAATGCCGTTTCGGTTGGGTTTCTTCCGGTCGAATACAGCTTTGTCGAGAACGATCCAGAGCGCGGCTGGGGGATCGACTTCAAGCGCCAGCAATTGCTGGAAATTTCCCTCTGTCCGATCCCAGCCAACCCGAATGCGCTCGCCGAAGCCCGCGCAAAGGGCATCGACCTGCGTCCGTTGGTGGAATGGGCCGAAAAGCTGCTCGACGGTGGCGGCAAGATCATGATTCCCAAAGCCGAACTGCAACGCCTGCGAAAAGCTGCAAAGGAACCGGCGATGACCACGCGCCCGAAGGCTGCCGCCAAGGCCGATGACGATGACAAGCCCGTCGGTGATTGCGGTCGTGACAAGGATGAGCCGTGCGGGATGAAAGACTCGTCGGAATGCTCGGTGCACGCCGGGTCGAAGAGCGCCGACAATGATGATGACAACAACGAGAAGGCGATCAAGCGTCTCCGGCGGCTGCTGCGCCTCGCCGTCCGCGCCGACGATGACCCGAGCGGCGACGAACCGCCGATCGCCCACGAAGATGCGATCCGTATGGCACACAAGTGTCTCCGCACCGCGAAGGCATTCCAGGCCGAGGCGGTGGGCCATTATTCGAAGGCTATGGACCATCTTGATGGCGTGGTTGACGCGCTCGACGAGGATCCGGACGCGGACAAGTCAGAAGATCCTGACGCCGATCCTGACGAGGATCCGGACAGCGAGAAGGCCATCCGCCGCCGCCGCGCCGAAGCCGCCGCCCGCCGGAAGCGCCTGACCGCCGTCTAATCCACCGGCCCGGCTAAGCTTGGCCGCACTGCCAATATCGCCCTTTGGCAAGGCAATTCCCGCCGCAGTGATGCGCCGGGCCGCAGCGCCGTCGCGAGACGCCGCATTCCCCTCGATGGAGCCACAAACACCATGAGCACACTGCTGTCGCTCCGCCAGGCCCTGGGCACGGCGGTGGATGAACTCGCGACCCTTTCAGCCGACGCGAAAGCCTATACCGCGAAGGAAAAGGAGTGCGACGCGCTCGAAGCGCAGATAGTCAATCTCGAAAAGGCCCAGCAGCGCTCAGCCAAGTTGGCGAAGCCGCTTCTCGGCAGCCCTAGCGACGACGCATCGGAGATCAATCCAGAGCAGCGCACCATTTCGCAGGTCCGCGCCATGGATCCGCGCCCCGGCAAGCTGAAGACCTTCGATGATTATGTCGGCTTGGCGCGCAAGGGTTTCGATTTCGCGCCGAAGCCGGACAGCGGCTTCCGCAGCCTCGGCGAGCAGCTACAGTCCGTTTTCAAGCACTACATGAGCAAGGGCAGCGACACCGATCGTCGCCTGGTGCGCGCGCCGACCGGCGCGGCCGAAGTCGATCCCACTGGCGGCGGCTTCCTGGTGCAGATCGATTTCGCGGCTTCGATCTTCATGCTGGCGCACGACATGGGCGAAATCCTGAGCCGTGTCAGCAAGCTGCCGATCAGTGCCAACGCCAACGGCATCAAGATCCCAGGCGTCGACGAAACCAGCCGCGCCACCGGATCGCGCTGGGGCGGTGTCGCTTCCTACTGGGTTGGTGAAGGCACGAGCGTCACTCCGTCCAAGCCGAAGTTCCGTGTGATCGAGTTCGACCTCAAGAAACTCATGTCGGTCATGTATACGACCGACGAGCTCCTGCAGGACTCCACCGCGCTGACCTCGATCGCGGCAACGGCGTTCTCGGAAGAAATCATGTTCATGACCGAGGATGCGATCTTCGAAGGCGGCGGTGCCGGCCTGCCGCTCGGTATCATGAACAGCCCGGCCCTGGTCACACAGCCAATCGAGCGCGGACAGGCGACCAAAACGATCGTCAAGGAAAACATCGACGGTATGTGGGCGCGCATGTGGGCGCGCTCGATGCGCAATGCGACGTGGTTCATCAACCAGGACGCGCTGCCGCAGCTGATGCAGATGAACCAGGCGGTCGGCACCGGCGGCCAGCTGGTCTACCTGCCGCCCGGCGGCCTGAGCGGCACGCCATATTCGACGCTCTACGGCCGCGAAGTGGTCTGGACAGAATACAGCTCCACAGTTGGCACCATCGGCGACATCCTGCTCGCCGATCTGTCGCAATACATGCTGGTCGACAAGAACGGCGTGCAGGCGGCAACCAGCATGCACGTCGCCTTCCTGACCGACGAGATGGTGTTCCGCATCACGTATCGCGTCGACGGGAAGCCGATGTGGACGCAGCCGCTGACGCCGTTCAAGGGCAGCAACACCAAGAGCCCATTCGTCGCGCTGGCCACCCGCTAATCGAAGGCGGCGCCAGCCGCCGGACTGCATCGCAAACGCGGGTCGCTGGTGTGGCCAGCAACACCCCAAAGGAAAGCCCCTCACCATGGCCCGTCAATTCTCGATGCCGGCTCAAATCCCGCCGGTGATGCTGCTCGCCCCCGCCGCCGATTCCGCTGGGCGCACCAGCTCCTACCGCAGCCTGAAGAACGCGCTGAAGGCCTACATCGTCGTGCACGTCAACCAGGGGAACGCCGCGACGGTGCTTCTCAGCGTGCTCCAGGCCACGGCGGTTGCCGGGACCCTCTCGAAAGCGGTCACCGCCGTGCCGATCTGGTCGAACCTCGACACATCGGTCAACGACACGCTCGTGAGCCGCACGGCCGCCGCGACCTATACGACTGACGCCGCCACGAAGGACAAGATCGTGGTGTTCGAGATCACGCCGGAGATGTGCATGGACATCGCTGGCGGCTTCGATTGCATCGCGGTGTCCACCGGATCATCGAACGCCGCGAACATCACTGAAGCGAAGCTGTTCATCCTCGGCTCGATCCAGGCCGCGTCGCCGCCGAACAGCTACATCGACTGATCCTGCTTTCCTCCCAACCGTTCCAAAGGAACGACCGCCTCGCGCGGTCGGTTAGGAGTCTCCCATGACGACGAAATCCCGGTATCGTTCCGGCGTGCTGAACTTCTATGAGGACCAACAGTTCGAATACGTGCTGCCGGTCTCGCCGATCGTGTTCTACGAAGACTTCCTCGGGCAAGCTTACGTCGCCGTGGCGGCGGCAGGATCTGCCGTCGACGGCTGCCCGTTCGTCAGCAAGATCGTCGGCGCGGCGCCCCCGACCGTTGCCGGCGTCGCCAATGCCATCGGAGGCCAGGTTGCCTGCACGCTCACCTCGGCCAGCCAGAAGCAGGACGCTGTTCTCTATTGGGGCGACAACCTCAGCCTCGATTGCACCAAGGGCCTCCAGTTCGAAACCCGCGCGCAGCTCTCGGTGCTGCCGAGCGCCGCGGGCGCACAGGCGGTGTGGGGCCTCGCGTCAGTTTGGATCGACGGTCCGCAGAACAACACCTGCTACCTGGAATTCAGCGCACAGGCGAACGGTGCCGTGCTTGTCACCGCCTTCGATGGTGTCACCACCACGTCGGTTGCAAGCGGCGTCACTGTGCTGGCGACCGAATGGCATCAATACCGGATCGACGCATCCAACATCGCCGACGTCGGTTTCTACATCGATGGGGCCCGCGTGAATGCGGTCGGGTCGGTCAACTTTGCCGCAACCGGGACGCTGGCCGTCCTGCAGCCATATTGCGCCGCCTACAAGGCGAGCGGCACCGGCGTGGCGACGCTCACTCTCGACTACATCCGCGCGTGGATGAACCGCCAGTAAGGAACTGACCGATGTTCCTTATCGGCCTCCAACTCAACCCGGCAACCATCGCTGCCGGTCAGTCGCTATCCGGCGCGGTGTCGCTCGGCGCGTTCACGCTTGTTGGTATCTCGATGCCTGCCGCATGGACCGCCGCTGGCTTATCCTTTCAGGCCAGCCCAGACGGCGGGGCGACCTGGCAGGAGCTCTACGACACGGCCGGCAATGAGATCACCTTCACCGCCGCGGCCGGTCAGTTCCTCATGCTCGCCGCCACGCCATCCTACGACTGGCGCGGCATCAACATGGTCAAGGTGCGCAGTGGCACAGCATCCGTGGCGGTCAATCAGGCGGCCCAGGCTGTGGTCAATTTGATCACTCGCCCCGAGATGATCTGATGCGCCGCGGCGACTACCTGACCCGCGAGCGCCGCGACATTTCCAACGTCGTGGAGCGCGGACCAAAGGACAAGCCCGATGATGCAAATGGTCGGAAACGTCCAGGTCGTAAGGCCGCCGTCCGCAGACCCGGTGTCGATCGAGATGGTGCGAAGGCATTGCCGGATCGATCAAACGACCGATGACGTTCTGCTCAAGAGCTACCTCGGCACCGCGCGCCTCATGGCCGAGCGGTATCTGTCCCGGTCGCTCATAACGCAAACCCTGCTCTGGACCGCCCGGCCTCAGAGCGTTCTCACGCCCCGCCTGCATTTCGATCGCAGTGAGATCAGCTTGCCACGCGCGCCGGTGCAGTCGGTGCAGTCGGTCACGATCCTCGACGAACTCGGCAACACGACCGCCGTATCGCCGGCAACGCTACCTGTCGTCCCGCCGAAGACCTTAAACGGCTACATCGCCGACACTTCGATGCAACCGGCGCTCCTGACCATCGGCGGCGAAACGCTGATGACCGACGGTCGCACGTTGCGCCACGTCAACCTGCGCCACATCCAGGTGCAGTTCGTCGCGGGCTACGGTGACGACTTCAAATCGGTGCCGCCCAACATCATTCAGGCGATCCTGCTGACCGTCGGTTCGATGTATGAACACCGCGGCGACGAGACGGAGTCAGTGGGTCTTTCGCAGGCCGCGCAATGGCTGCTCGATCCTGACCGTATCCACTGGCTCGACTGATGGCCGACTACACACCGACGATCGGCGCACTGCGCTGGACGGTGCAGATCGCGACCCGCGTGCACGCACCGGCCGGCTCCGCGACAATCGCCGAGAGCTACACCGATTTGCAGACCGTTCGCGCAGATATCCAACCGCTCGGACCGATGACATTTCTGACCGGGCAGCAGACCGATCGGCCAATCACCCATAGGGTGATAATTCGCTGGCTGGATTGGGTCGATCAGACCAACGTCATCGTCCGCAACACGCAACGCCGCGACGGCACGGTGCGGAAGGAAATCTATCGCATCCGCAAGGTCGCTGAGATCGCTGGACGCCAGCGGTTCCTTGAATTGCTGGTCGAAGAGGAGAGCCGGGCTTGATCGGTCCCGGCTATTTTCTGCTTATCGGCATACCCATAGGACTAGCGCTAGCGGCGTTGATCGCCTGGCGGGTGAGCAAAGTATGACCGACGGCGTCCGCCTCTCGATCACCATCGACAAGGGCGCGTTCCACCTCGACAAGCGGCAGACCCGCGCGCTGATGCGTCAGGTCGGCAACGAGATAGCGGCGGTCACACGATCAATGATCCGCAGCAGTGTCGGCGGCGGTCGCGTCTATCGCCTGTCCGCCGGCAAGAGCTACACCGCATCGGCGCCAGGACAGCCGCCCGCCAACCGGACAGGCGGACTCGCCGGCTCGGTTGTCGTCAGGCCGTTCAAGTCGGGCGACGGTGTCGCCGTTCGCGAAACGGCGTTCTACGCACTGTTCCTCGCGACCGGCGCGCAGGGCGGCATCGGATCGGGCCGGAAGGGCATGCGCGGCAGGCGCAATCCCCGCCAGCGCGGTGTGCGCGTCGGGATATCGGGAACGCGTGTGCTGCTGCCTCGCCCATCGCTGACGCTGGCGCTTGAGCAACGCGAGGAATCAATCTCCGCGCGAGTACGGGCATCGATTATGGACGGCATCAAGTTCAAGAGGCAGCGGGCGTGAACATCGACGGCGTGGCAGCACAGGTGCGCAGCCTCTGCCCGATCTTCAACAGCAACGTGGCGGGTGCCGCAGCCTACGCCAACGGAGTGCAGGACCAGTCATGGCTACCGTTGCCGTCCGCCTATGTCATCCCGCTCGGCGGTGACGCGGACCCGAACGAAAGCCAGAACGGCCTCGACCAACTGGTGCACGAGCGCATCGGCGTGATCGTCGTCCTGGAAACGCTGAAGATCGGCGGACAGGTCGATACGGCGGATCGCCGTGGACAGGCGGCGGCCAACTATCTCGACGCCGTTCAGTCTGCCATCTTCAAGGCCATTCTGAATTGGCGACCCGACACCAATTACGCCGCCGTCAACTTCGACACCAATCGCGAGGCGCGCGGGTTCTACCTGGTCGGCAGCGGCTTTCCGCAGGAAGGCGCCTTTGATCGAGCCCGTTTCTTTTGGCAGTTCGTGTTCGGCTTAGACACGTTCATCAGCGACGCGGACGGCTGGGTTCTCCCCTCCGTCCCGCTCACCCGGGTCGAAGGCGACATCCGAGACGCCGCGACGGATGCCGAATACAGCGACCAGATCGTTGTGCTGCCGCCGGTCAATCCACCATCCTGCTGACAGGGGCCTACGCCATGTTCGTGAAGCCGGGCCAGAACACATACGAGGTCGAGTTGCTCGGCCCGCTGCTGAGGGTGCGCATCCCGCACACGCATCAGATGCTGCCGGACGAGGGACAGGAAGTGCCGGACAACGACCCGCACTGGATACGGCTACTTCGCGACGGCGATGTGGTGCTCGCGGAGCGTCCGGCCGCGGCCGCCGAGCATGAGGGAGCCCAACAATGAGCGGCACGACACTACAAACAAACCAGGGCACCGGGTCGAACACGATCAGTATTCCTACCTACCCGAGCAATAACCGTGTGCCGGGCGTTTTCGCGGTTGTCGACGCGTCGAAGGCCAACACCGCGACGATCAACCAGCGCACGCTATTGCTCGGCCAGATGCTATCGGCAGGCGCCGCAACCGCCGGCACCGTCGTTCCGGTTGCCGGCGTCGGCGATGCGCAGACCGCGTTCGGCGCCGGCTCGCAGCTCGCGATCGCAGTGGAACGGTATCGCAATCTCGATTTCTTCGGTGAGCTATGGGCGCTGCCGATGGCAGACGCTGGCGGCGCGGCGGCCTCGACGGCGACCATCACCATCACGGGCCCAGCCACCGCGACCGGCGTGGTCCCGCTCTACGTCGATGGCGTCCGCATCCCGGTATCGGTCAACAGCGCCGACACCGCGACCGTCATCGCCGGCAACATGGTCACCGCCATCAACAACTACGCGACGCCGGGCGGCAATCCGCTCTCCGTCACCGCAGCGAACACCGCCGGCGTCGTCACGCTCACCGCGCGCAACAAGGGTTCGATCGGCAATCAATCGACGATCAACCTGTCGTTCATGGGCACATCGGCCGGCGAAGGTCAGCCTGGCACAACGAACGTCGCAGGCGTCGCCGCCACGATCACGGCGTTCATCAACGGCACCACGGATCCCGTCGTTGCGACCGCACTCGCGAATGTCCCGGTCAAGGCATTCGACTTCATCTATTGCCCATACAACGACGCGACCTCGCTCAATGCCGTGCAAGCCTTCCTCGGCGACACGGCGGGCCGGTGGAACTGGTCGATCGAACTGTTCGGCCACTGCTTCACCGCGAAGAACGGCACCTTCTCGACCCGCACCACCTTCGGCACATCGCGCAACAATCAACACGAGAGCGCGATCGGCGCCAACGGATCGCCGTCGCCCGACTGGCATTGGGCTATCGACTTCTGCGCCGCGTCCGCGGTCAGCCTGCGCGCCGATCCCGCCATCCCGGTCGGCGGCCTGGCCGGTGGCGTCGCGCTCAATGTCGTCGCCCCGCCGCTCGCCAGCCGCGACAGCTTCACCAACCGCAACACGCTGCTGTTCGACGGTATGACCACCTACATCGTCGATCAGGCCGGCGTGGTGCATGTCGATCGCGCCATCACCACGTACCAGTCGAATGCTGCCGGCACGCCCGACAACAGCTATCTGTCGCTCAACGTGCCATTCCAGCTGATGGCCTACATCCGCGCATGGCGCACGATGATCCAGTCGAACTTCAATCAGGTGAAGCTGGTGCCCGATGGCAACCGCATCCCGCCAGGCTCGCGCATGGTCACGTCGCAGACCATCCTTGCAGCAACGACGGCGCAGTATCGCGCGATGGCGACGAATGGCATTCCCGGCGTGCCTGCTGGTATCGTGACCAACCCCTCGCAGTTTGAGGCGACGGCTCAAGCCCAAAATGCGGGCGGCGGCCTCGTAAAGATGCTGCTGCCGGTGATCCTGGCAAACCAGCTGATCAATGTCGTTGGGGATGTCCAGTTCATTTCGGCCTAAACTACGATGCCCTGTAGTATAGCGGAGACGATACCATGAGCGGAACACTAAGCGGTCGCCGCTTGGCTGGAATAGTCTCGTTCACTATTGATGGAAATACGTGGGACTGCGTAGGCGATTGCGAGTATTCGCCGAGCACCGTGATCCGCGAGACCATGAAGGGGCAGTCCCGCGTCGAAGGCTTCTCGGAAATGCCGCAGCAAGGCTACATATCGGCCAATCTTCGCGACCGGCCAGACACCACGGTCTTCAGTCTCAACCAGATCACCGGCTCCACGATCACCGTGCAACTCGCGAACGGTAAGACGGTCACCGCGGTGCAGGCATGGCAGGTCGGCGAGATCGGTGTGCGCACGCAAGAGGCCAGTTTCCCGATCCGATTTGAGTCGGACACGGTTATCGAAAGCTGAGGGCAACAACTTCATGAGTGGATCACAGGTAAGCGCCGAGCAGGCATTCGCGGACCTGCTGCAAGGCTTGTCCGACTTTCCGCCGCAACTCTCGATCCCGCTCGTCCCGGCCATCACATTCGATGGCAGGGAGTATTCCGAGATCACGCTCCGCGAGCCAACCGCCGAAGAGGTGCGCCAGGCCGAGGAGCAACTCCGCGTCGGAGCGATGCTGCCACACGCCCGGCGGAACTATCAGATCCACCTGGTGCAGCGCGCGAGCGGCGTGCCGCTGGCCGTCGTATCCAAAATGGGCGTGGGGCGATTGGAGGCAGCGATGGCGTATCTCAACCTTTTTTTGCGCGTTGGCCAAGCAACTGGCGGCTACTGACCGCGCAGCTCGCACGCTTCTATCACTGGGGACCGCGTGAAGTCGGAGAACTGACCGGCACCGAACTGCTTTGGTGGACTGAGCGCGCCAACGAGATGATCGAACGGGAGGCGCGCAATGTCCGGTAGGGCTGGTGGCTTCGCGATCACCGTTTCGGTCATCGACTCCGCTACCAAGCGTCTTGAGGAAATCAACAAGTCGCTCGAACGCGTGCATGCGCCAACGGAGCGCCTGCAACGGCAATTCAGCAAGCTGGCCGAGACCACCGGCATCCGCGAACTCGGTCACGGCATGCGCGAGTTTGCCGCCTCATCGCTCGAGGCTTTCGAGAATGTCGGGCGCCTCGTTGCTCCGCTCGGCGCCATCACCGGCGGCGCATCGATAGCGGGGATCCTCGAGCTCGCCCACCGCTGGGCCGAGCTCGGGAGCGAAATCGAGCATACCGCAACGCGTGCCGGAATGAGCGCCGGGAAACTCTCCGCGCTGCAGGGCGCAGCGCGTCTCGCCGGTTCATCTGCCGAAGGCTTGTCGTCCGGCATGAAGACGCTGAACGACAACCTGTTCAATGCCGCCGCCGGACGCGCGCCGGAAGCCGTGATGGCGTTCAGCTATCTCGGCATTTCGGTCAAGGACATGACTGGCCATGTGAAATCAGCGACCGACGCGCTGCCGGAAGTGGCCGACAAGATCGCGGCTATCAAGAACCCGACAATGCAGGCGCAGATCGCCACGATGATGTTCGGTGGAGCGGCTGAGGACCTGTTGCCGTTCCTACGGAAAGGCGCTGCCGGCATTGCCGAATACACAGCAGCCGCGAAGCGTTACGGCGCGATTAGCGATGAGGATGCCGCTAAGGCGGATGACCTCCGGCGCAAGCAAACCGAACTCGCGCTCGCGGTGACCGGCCTGAGCAACGTCATCATGGCCGACCTGCAACCCGCAATGTCGCCGATGCTGCACGGCATGGCGGAATGGATCGCCGACAATCGCGAGCTGCTCGGCCAGCGCGTCGCCGACTGGATCAAGACGACGGTGCCGGAGATCATCAGCTTCGCGCACGCCACGAACGACGCGGTGCAGGCGCTTGGCGGGTGGAAGGAAGTCGGCCTCGAAGCGATCCTGATCCGCTACGGCGGCCTATTCGGCAGGATCGCCGCGTCGGCAATGATCATCAAGGATGCCGTTCAATCGCTGTCGAACTTCGCGGAACGGAAGATATTCGGCGAGGAACGCACCGAACGTGCGGCCCGGCTCACAGCCCTCGGGCCATTTCCAGCGCGCGAGGACATCGATTACGCGATGCGCGGCCCGCTCGGACAGACCGACGAACAGCGGCGCGCGTGGCTGGAGATGGACCGTCTCTTCGCCCCACCAGGCGCTGCTCCAGGCGCATTGCCGCATCCGGGCCTGCCGAACCCGCCGCTATCAGGCCCCAACCGTATGCCGGGCACTTCGCCTGCCGCGGCCGATGTGACCATGACGCCGACGCGGCGCGCGTTCCTCGATACGCTGGCCGGCCCGGAGTCCGGCGGCAGATACGACATCAGGAACGGCGGCGCGACGTTCACCGGCAATCAGTTTCCCGAAGGCGTCGGGCCGGGCGGAACAAGTACTGCGGCCGGCCGATACCAGTTCATATCGAGCACCTGGCACGAGCAGCAGGCGAGGCTAGGACTCTCCGACTTCAGTCCGGGAAACCAGGACAAGGCCGCGTGGGACCTGGCCAGCAACACATACCGCAACTGGACCGGCCATAGCCTCGACGATGATCTGAAGGCCGGCAAATCCGCCGACATCGCCGCGGCGCTCGGTAGCGTGTGGCCAAGCCTGCCCGGCGGCTCCCAGTCGCGCGAAACGCTGGCGCAGTTCGACGCGGCGATGAAACGCAACCTCGATGCGGAGACGCCGCCGGCACAGGTAGCGCAAGCGCCGCCGGCACAGGTCGCCAACGGCGCCGGCACGCCGCCAGCGCCTTCGACGACAACAGTGCGCGGCTCGGCCGATCTCAACATCAAGCTGGACGGCTTCCCGCTCGGCACACGCACGACGGCGACCACATCGGGCGATTTGTTCAGCGGCGCGCCGCGGGTTGAGCAGGCGATGACATTCCCATGAGCGGCACAGCAGGCGCATCCGGCCTCGGACCATGGGCAGCCGATCTGCAGGATGCGTCCTGGCGCGGCCTGCCGTTCGTCGTCCGGTCGTCCAGCATCCGTCGCGGCCGTCGTGTGGTGGTGCACGAGTATCCCTATCGCGACATTCCATGGGTCGAAGATCTCGGGCGCGGGACGCGGGTCTTCGGCTTCACCGGCTACCTGATCGGCGATGACGTCTTCGCTCAACGCGACGCGATGGTCGAGGCGGCGGAAACGGGGGGCCCCGGCGACCTGGTGCATCCGTCAATCGGCGCGGTCCAGGCGAACCTGGTGGAGTTCACCGCCGGCGAGCGCATGGAGCGCGGCCGCGTGGTCGAACTCGAATTCTCGTTCATCCAATCCGCCGACCAGGCGGTCTATCCGTCCGACGACGATTCAACCCAGGACCAGACCCTCGACGACGCCGACACGGCCGACGCCGGCGCATCCGACGACTTCCTGTCCGACGTGGCCGACGCGATCGCGCTGGGATCATCGGTGGTGTCCGCCGGCCTCGGCATCGTCGGGCAATGGATCGGCCTCATCGACGAGGCGATTTCCGACGCGGCCATGATCGCTGGCGCGGTCACGGGTCTGCCGGGCGCCAACTTCGGCCGCTACGCCAATGGCGGGCGCACCGTTCTGCAACCCACCGGCACAACCGCCCAGAGCGCCATCGTGGCCCTGAGCACCGCCAGGGCGGCCGTCAGCGTCTCCGCCGCCGCGACGGCGAGCGCAATCCCGTCCGACCTGCCCAGCGGCTGCCAGAGCCTCGCGGAAGGCGTGCGCGCCACCGCTGGCGACCCGGCCGACCAGATCAGGATCATTTCGTCACTCGCCGCCTTCAGTCCCGTCGTCCTGTCGCTGACCGCTCCCATCGGCGCCGCGATCGTCACGATGCAGACCGCGACGGCGGCACTGTGCCGGCGGGCGGCGCTCACCTCGTTGGCCCGCGCATCGGCAAGCTACCAGCCGACCAGCTACGACGATGCGGTCGAGCGCATCCAGGCGATCACCACGCTATTCGATGCGGAGATACTGGCCGCCGCCGACGCTGGCGACATGACGACGTATCTCGCGCTGCGGGCGTTGCGAACCGCGATCGTCTCGGACCTGATCGCTCGCGGCTCTCTCCTGCCCCGCGTGGTGACCGTGACGCGCGCCGCGACCCTGCCGTCGCTGGTGCTGGCCTATCAGCTCTACCGGGACGCCACGCGCAGCGACGATCTGATCGCGCGGGTCAATCCGGTGCATCCGATGTTCATGCCGCTTTCGTTCCGCGCCCTGGCGAGCTGATACGAGGCCCAATGGCGCAATCGTCATTCTACGATCTGGTCAAATGCCTCTCGGCAACGACCGGAACCGGAACGCTGACCATCGGCCCAGCGGTATCCGGCTTCCTGGATTTCAACACAGGTGGCGTCGTCTCGGGCGACACCGTTTCCTACACGGTCGTTGATGGTCCGGCGCCCGCGTCCGGCCAGATCAATGCCAGCGAAACCGGGCAGGGCGTCGCGACGCAATCGGGTAGCACATGGACGCTGACACGCTCCATCGTACGCAAGTCGTCCAACGGCAACGCCGCGATCAACTGCACCGGCCGACAGATCGTCGCGCTCACATTGGCGGCGGAGGACTTGTCGGACCTTGGCGGGGGCGGACCGACCGGCGCAACCGGCCCAACTGGCGCAACCGGTGCGACTGGCGCTGCGGGAGCGAATGGCGCCGCAGGTCAGGCTGGGGCCACGGGAGCGACCGGCGTTGGTGGCCCAACCGGCCCCACAGGGATCACCGGAGCTACGGGCGCCACCGGGCCGGCTGGTGCTGTGGGGCCAACGGGAGCGACTGGTGTTGCGGGCGCAACCGGTCCTGCGGGCGCTACCGGCATTGCAGGAGCCGTGGGGCCTGCCGGAGCAACTGGCGCGGCCGGTGCGACCGGCACAACCGGGGCCACAGGAAGTGCCGGGGCTACAGGTGCCACTGGCGCAACAGGAACGGCAGGCCCAACCGGAGCTACAGGCGCGACGGGAGCCACCGGAGCGACAGGCCCAAACTGGACCGTTCACTCACCACTGCTTGTTGTGGGCACCAACGAATACTTCACCACCCCACGCAACTCGAATG